AACTTTTGACACCCTTGCAGGCAAAGCCTACAAATATATTGACTCAAACGTCACTTTAGATTTAACTTTCTTAAATGACGCAGGAGCAACACCAAACAGCCTATATGGCGATTTGTGGACTGCTACTGAAACAGCACCAGATACAACACTTGCTTTTGTTTTGACTTTGAGAACAGGTGTTACATTAACTGGAACAGTACTACCAAATTACCCAGGTGTATCTGCATCAGGTGCAGACGCACAACAGGTAACAGTATCTCTACAAGTTGTAGGAATTCCAACAGAAGACCTAACAGCGTAACAACAACCAAAGAACAGGGGCACACAAATGCTTAAATTAAAAATACGTTGGGAATTAGAAACAGGTGAAGTTTATGAAGAGTGGACTAGACCTAATGAACTTGCCCAAGCAGAAAAAGAACTTTACAACAATCGTTCAATTATTAAAATTCTTACCGAAGAAAGCAGTCCAAGTAATCAGCTTCTTTTGTTTTTGGGTCATAAGATTCAGCAACGTGTCACAAAGAAAATGGAAAACTTTGAGATTTGGAAATCAAAGGTTACCGATATTGCAGCTGTTGATTTTGAGACAGCAAATTTTACGAAGCCCGAAGTATCGGGCGCATAGCAGTCGAGTTAGCAATAGCGACTGGGATACCACCCGATTATTGGCTGAATGCAGAACCCGATTTATGGGCAACAGCCATAGAAGTATTGAACGAGCGCAATAATGGCTAGAGCTATAAGTCTTGTTCCTGTTGATAGAGATTACAAATCTTTGTTGCGTACGTTTGGCAAAATGGACGATATTGCAAAGAATGATATGAAACAAATTGCTAAAGATTTAGCAGAACGCGGCGCAGCATATGCTCAAGGTTCAGCAGCTCGTGCACCGTATAACCCTAAACAAGCTGTTGCAGTTGCAGAATCTATTAAAGTTTCTAAATCAGATAAAGCACCGTCTTTTAGTATTGGTGGTCGTCAAAAAGTTGGTGCTAGTGCTTTTAGTGCTGGCTATGTAATAATGGGTTCAGAGTTTGGATCTAAACAGTACAAGCAGTTCCCTAGACGTTCACCTTCTCAGGGCAGAGGTAATCGTGGTTGGTGGTTGTATCCTGCTATGTCTAGATTTCAACCAACTATTGCAAAGGAATGGTTAGCAGGCTTTGAAAAAGTCAGAGACGCTTGGACAGGTAGAGTTTAATGGCTGATATTAGAACATTAAAGTTAGCCTTACTTGCTGACACCAAAAACTTTATTGACGGACTTGATAAAGCCGATAAAGAAACAAGAACTTTTACAAACAAACTTGATGACGCATTAAAAGCTGGTGCTGCTGCATTTTTAGCCGTCGGCGCAGCTGCAGCCACTATGGCAGTAAAGATAGGTATAGATGCTGTTCAAGCAGCCGTTGAAGACGCAAAAGCCCAAGCAACATTAGCCAAGACTTTAGAAAACACAACCAAAGCAACCAAAGACCAAATCAAATCAGTAGAAGATTACATTGACAAAACAGCAAGAGCTACAGGTATTGCAGACGACCAATTACGTCCAAGCCTTGACAGACTTGTTAGATCAACTAAAGACGTTACAAAAGCACAACAATTACAACAACTTGCACTTGATATTTCAGCAGGTACAGGCAAAGACCTTGCCACAATCACAGAAGGCTTAGGAAAGGCTTATGACGGCAATCTAGGCGCTCTTAAACGTCTTGGTGTGCCTTTAGATGCGTCTATTATTAAAGCCAAAGATTTTGACGCAGCAGTTAAAGAATTATCTAAAACATTTGAAGGTCAAGCAGAAGTAGCAGCAGGTACTTTTGAAGGTCGCATGGGCAGAGTAAGAATTGCAATAGATGAAGCCAAAGAACAACTAGGTGCATCACTTCTTCCAATTATGGAAAGATTTGCCAAAGTTATTACAGACACAATTTTACCAGTCGTACAATCACTTGTAGACGGATTAACAGGAGCAGGTTCAGGTTCATTAAAAAAAGCATTTTATGATGTAGGAACTGGCACAGTAGTATTTCGTGATGATTTAAACAATGCTCAAGGTTCAGCATATTTACTTGGAGAAGAACTTAGAAAAGTTGCTATTAAAGTAGGAGAATTTGTAAACCAACTTACTGGAGCAGCAAACGACCAAGGACTTAAAGCGTTCTTAGACAAAATACTTGAAATTATTAACGCTATTGAAACTGCTATCGGTGCATACAATCGTTTACCAGACATAGGCAAACTACTTGTAAACCCTGCACCACAATTGGCAAGCCTTGCCCCAGCCGTTAAACAAGCAACTGGTTCAGTAACTAATATCTATAACAACATTAAAGGTGCTATAGATCCTCAAGCTACAGCTAGAGCCATAGTAAAAGTTCAAACCACAGCAACAAAAACTACAGGTATTAAACCATTTATTCCAGGTAGGTAATTATGACTGTATATACACCGACCTACAGGGTTACTATCGCTGGAACAGTTCAAACTTCTACAACCCTTGAAGACGCCACAATTACTTATGGTCGTAATGATTTTTTTGAAGCAACCCAACCAAGTTATTGCAACCTAGAATTATTAAACCTTGACGGAACAAGTCCAGTAGTCAATTTATTGGACACAATAATTATTGAAGTAATTGACACGTCTGGTAATTATGTAAAATTGTTTACAGGTGAAGTTTCAGGTGTATACAACAGATTTGCCGGGGCAGGCGCAGCTGGTAAACCTAACACTTTACAAATTCAAGCTGTTGGTGCTCTTGGTCTTCTTGTTAAACGTTACGCAGGTTCTGTTGCTTACCCTGAAGAATTAGACGGCGCACGCATTACACGTATTTTAGAAGAAACACTTTATACAGCTTGGGAAGATTTAAGTAGCACACTTACTTGGAACGATATACCTGTCACAGAAACTTGGGCTAACTATGGTGTTCAAGGCATAGACACAATTGACGCTGGACGTTACGAAATGCTTGCTAGATCAGCACAAGTAGAACAGGCTTACAATTTAACAGACGTTACACAACAATCAGGGCTAGGATATTTGTATGACACAACTGATTTCAAAATTGGTTACGCAGACGCAGAGCGAAGAAGCGAAAACTATACAACTAATCTTATCGAACTTGACGCTAATCTTGTAAACGCAGATATTCAAACAAGGCTTCAAACAGCAGATATTGTTAATAGTGTGGTTATCCAATATGATGACCCAGTTCAAGAAGTAGCAGCACAAAATGATACGTCAATAAATACTTATGGTTTGCTTGAAGAAGTTAGATCTACAATTCTTGCCCAAACTGCTGATGCGACAGAACAAGCTACAAACTTTGTTAATTACAGAGGAACACCTAAAGTCTCACTTGAAGAAGTCACAGTCAATCTTGCTAACTCAAATATGACCAATACTGTTAGGGACAACTTGCTAAGTGTGTCTATGGATACCCTTTTGTATTTGGACAATATCCCAGTAGGGCTAATACCTGAAGGATATAATGAAGGCTTTGTTGAGGGTTGGACTTGGACACTTGGACGCAACAACCTTGAACTGGCTATGTCTGTTTCTAACTCAATCTATTCAACCCTTGACGTTCAATGGGAAGATTACAATGCTGTTATCCAATGGCAGAACCTTGACAATGCTACTCGTTGGCTTGACGTTATTTAAGAAAAGGATAAACTAGAACAATGGCAACTACTACCCCTAATTATGGCTGGCCAGTACCAACCTCAACAGATTTAGTTAAAGACGGCGCTACAGCTATTGAAGCTCTTGGCGACGCTATTGACTCAACAGTTTTTGGTATTGGTACATCAGGATTCAAAAAAATTAGCACAACAAGTTTTAGCGCAGTAACAAGCCAAGCAATCACACCAGTTTTTAGTGCAACTTATGATTTTTACCGAGTCATTATTGACATAACTTTAACAACTGCTGACGGCAACTTAACATTCAAATTGAGAAGTGGCGCAACAGACTCATCACTAAATTATTATTATGGCTTAAATATAACTGACACAATTGCAAATACAAATGCAGCCAGAACAGCCTCGGGTGCTGGCACTTCAATCTTAATTGGAACAACTGATGCTGTTGGAACAGCAAATCTCACAACAGTTGTGATGGATATTAGTAAGCCTTTTAGTGCAACGTACACAGGTTTTGCAATAACAGGTAATTCTATAAGTACATCAAACGTTATTTATGGTATGGCAGGTGGCGCAAATCACGCTGCAAATACTTCCTATGACGGTTTTAACATAATTGCAAGCGCAGGCAACATTTCTGGAAAGGTATCCGTATATGGCTACAGCCTCTAAACCAAAAGAAGAACAAATTTTTATTGGTATCAACAACCAAGTTATTGAATTAACTGGCGTGGATAAAGAATCTTTTATTGCACAACGCAAAATATATAACGACTCACAAGCTTTAATAGAAGCAGAAACAAAAGCCAAACAAGATTCACGTGAAAGTGCTATCAAAAAATTAGCAGAAATAGCAGGACTAACAAAAGATGAACTTAATGCAATCCTTTAACTACAAACAATTATCACTAGCTGCAATTGCTTTCTTAGCAGCTTGGCAAGCAACAGACTTCGCCCTTGACTATCGTGCTGTATTAGGTGCTGTCGTAGCTGCTTCAATGGGAGCTATGAACCCTAATGTTAAAAGCAAGATTAAGTAAAGCAGCTGAGCAATTACGCTCGGAAATAAATAAAAAATACCCTAACAGGGATACACGTAGTGACGGCTGGTTAGGCGACACAGCACACCAAAAACGTAAATCAGATCATAACCCAGATAATCAAGGTTGGGTACGTGCTGTAGATATTGACTCAGACCTTGTTAAAGGATCTAGTAAAGAGTCTTGGCTATTAGCCGAACAGATTAAGACAATTGCACTTAAAGGGGACAAAAGAGTCAGTTACATTATTCACCAACAGCGAATAGCCTCAGCACGTCAAAACTGGGCTTGGCGTGTTTACAAAGGTTCTAACCCTCACGTGTCTCACCTTCATATATCCTTTACTAAATCGGGCGACCTTGACGGAAAGGTATTTGGGATATGAGTAAACCTAAAGCAAAGAAAACTGTTATTGAATTACCAGATGTTATGGCTAGTGAACTTGTACGAATTATTAACACAGCTCACGAAGAAGGCAAACTGATAACGGGCTTCGTCACTTGTTTAGAGCTTTTTGACGGAAAGAAAAAAACTATAAAGATTGTTGCTAACCAAGATATGCCACAACACTCAGTATTTGGCATTATTAACTATGCAGCTGAAAAATACCAATTTACTGTTGCACCTGACGAAGATGAAGATGATGATTTCTATGATCCAAATTGGTTTGACGGACAATGATAAACGAACTAATTGGCATTATTGGTTTACTTGTTACAATTCTTGTTTTGACAATTAGAGCAACAGCAGAAATTACTAAAATGAAATCACAATTGTTTCCTAATGGTGGAAGTTCTTTAGCAGATAAAGTGACACGCCTACAAATAGATGTTGTCAAAATTCGTAGTACTATAGATAGTATTAGTACAGAGTTAGGTAAACCTAAACGAAAGAGGTAACGTATTAAGCGTTACGTAATTATCTCAGATTTGCAATATCCTTTTATCAAGAAATCTTATGTTGAAGCACTTCTAAACTATGTTGATTATGTTAAACCAGACAAACTATTATGTGTTGGTGATGAACTAGATTGCCAAACAATATCCACTTATGCAAGAGGTACAGCCTTAGAGTTTGAAGGTTCTTTACAAAAGAATATAATAGGTTTGAAAGGCTTACTCAAAGAATTCCGTAGTGCTATTGGACGCAGTAAGCCTTTTTTAATTCAACGAAGTAACCACACAATACGTATTGAAAAATATGTATCACGTCACGCGCCAGCCTTTGCAGTACTTGACGCAATCAAAATAGAAAACCTTTTAGGTTACAACGACAAAGACATAAACGTTACATACAACAGATCATTAACCGAAATTGCCAAAGGCGTAATAATGGGTCACGGCGACGAAGGCAGGCTTTACAATCACGCAGGACAAACAGCTCTTGGACTAGCTACAAGAACAGGTAAGAACGTTGTTTGTGGTCATACTCATAGACAAGGTATTGCTTCAACTAGTCACGGCTTTGGCGGAAAACTTGACACACTTTGGGGAATGGAAGTTGGTCATCTATGCGACCTTAATTCTCCTGGTATGCGTTATATGAAAGAAGGGCACGCTAATTGGCAAGCAGGATTTGGAATACTTTACGAGCAAGACGGACAAGTTAAACCTGAGCTAGTGCCTTTTAATAAAGACGGCTCTTTTATAGCCGAAGGCGAACTCTGGCGATAACGCCGTTACCAAATTGTTATAATTCAATGCCGTGTTTTGACACACCTTTGTTCTAGCCTCGTTCTAACGAAGG